ATACGCTATGGAAAGGAGCGCCAATAAACCGAAAAAGATTAAAATCTTCTCCAGTTGCGCTTTCTTCCACAACTCTACCTGCATCAGACGAACCATAAATCTCGCATTCTACGTTATAAGAACGTAAAAGGCTAGGTTTAAATTGCTGAGCTGGAAGGCCTCCATCAAGAGTTGATGAGGGACTAAATAGAAACAGTGCGGGTGCGTAGTTAGGAATTTCGAATTCCATACCACCGTTCGTATCATATACGAAAGACACTGTACCATTTGGGGTCGAACCAATATGCGTTTTCGCAGAAACCGAAGTTCCTGGAATCAGCTGATTCTCTGTTGGGCCTTGAATAGTTACTTTCATCTGTGCTTCAGGGATGAAGTCATGATTAAAATAATTATGAACCCGTTTACGAATAGAACCTTTCATACCTAAAAAGGCATATCTAATATAAGATAAAAGGTTAAATTCAGTAACTGCAGATCCACCATACGCAGGCGCTATATCTGGAACAACATTAAATCCAGTATCTAGGATTTTTGTTGTAGCGACATTAGCACTCACTGTAGTGGAATATGACGTCGAAAATCGTTTTAACAAACTACGCAGCGATAGAGGTTCTTCTCCGAAATAATATTCAGAAATACCTTTGTCGCTTGCACTAGTGGGATTCAAAGTATAGCATGTAACTTCAGTAGAATCAGATTTGTCCTCAAGAGGACCAGATTCAGTAAAGATGGCACGCTCACTTTTCCACGAGTGTGTGTTAAAATGATTAACGCGTAAATCTTCGCACGAAACATATACATTAACTTCAATGTCTGAGTTGTCAGGAGACTGCAAAGCAGTAAACGGAACCACAGAGATATATCCATTACAAAATGTATACGCTTCACTAGTAGCAGTAAAATTTTGATAATTTTTCAAAGGATCATCGTTTACTGCCTGCCATGATCGAGCACGAGCCCAATCAACACATACTTCAAACACTTGTGTTTCTTGTAAATCAATAATTTTTACATATTGTTTATTAAGATCCACATCGGCTAGCATAAGTGCTGCTTGGGTAACATTCGGCTCGTAAATAATAGCGAGTTTACCACGATGATAGGCACTACCAACAATTTCAAATTTGAACTTGATAGTACCTCTCCACCATGAAAACATATTCACTATCCAACTCATAGCCGTAGGCTGGTGACAAGTGGGATTTGCACCAGCACCTACTGCTTGTGTTACGAGATTAGGAGAGACCTTACATGTGAACAATTGTGAAGACATTGGAGTTGACGTGTCTAACCAGCTAAAAGTTGTAAAATACGACTCTATACCAGCTAGATGCGCTAACATCAATTCGTCTTGATCAATTGCCATTACGCTAGGATCTACAGTTAATTCTTGTTTAGGGTCAAGAGTAACCCTTTTTGCCATACTCATTCCAATGGTATTAGCTCCGTTGCTTAACGGCTGATTACGTACTCTAGAAATGTTTTCAACACTAATAGGATACGACCAGCCGAAAATGGCAGCGAAAGATTTAATACCACCAAAAATCATTGATGATGCTCTGGCAAAAGGTGCAATATAAGGAACTGCAGTTAAAGCATTAGATACTTGCGTCAACCCTGATGAAATTCTTTCCACAGGTCCAGTCTCTCTTTCATCGAGAGAACCTGATTCTGTGGTTACTGATAATACTGTACCCGTAGGACAGCCTAAATCAACATTCTCTGCCCAAGCATAAACTTGAATAGAGACAGCAGAAGGAGTGGCAGAAACACTTCCTACATCATTTATAGAATAAATGAAAAGTGATCCTGCATTTTCAAAGTCATAGAATGACGTAACATCAGATATCGCAGATGAAGCCGAATTAAACAGACTATGCATCTGATTAGGCGAAATGAAAGGAATACTCAAAGTAACTGGAGTATTCTCATTTACATTAATATTCACTCTGCCATACTGCTGAGACATATAATTCAAAAACAATGGCCGCCACGTCACTGGTTGTAACGCTAAAGCAGCTCTATGCTGAACTAAAGTCTCATTAGCTGTAGGAAAAGGAAAATATGATACCATAAGCCGCCCTAAATGGAAGGGGGTACCGGATACGGAAATTTTAATCTTTAAATCTCCTCGGAAGTAACCATAATTTCTTAACTTTGCTCTAACAGCAGGATTAAGTGACCATAGATCCCAAATATCAAGAACGGAACTCAATGAAGAGCCCGAAGCAACAGTCAGGGTCGTAAGTTCGACAGGTCTAGAGAGAAAGTTATCTATATATAACATCTCCGCTTGTCCTGCATCAAGTGTTTCCTTATAAACACCTGCATCATACGTCTTTGTTTCCTCACCTCCAACATCGGTGACATTATCGAGGTTATCTTCCTTAGACGATGCAATTGCACCATCTGAAGATTCGCCCAATTTACCAGATTCTGTGAATATGATAGATCGTGCAACGACTTTGTCTTGAATTTCACGAAGGTAAGCAAGAGTAGCAAGTAGATCAGAAAGATGAGTTCGTAACGCAATACGAGATCTAGGCACAGATGCGCCTAAATACGAGCGTAACTCAGGATTCTTCTTCAACAACTTGATACTATATGAATCACTCGGATCAGTAGATAAAGTAAGATACTTTTCAACATAAGCAATCTTAGTAATAATCAAATCGATCTGGTAATCCAATGATTGAGAAACATTTAGGTCTTCCTCAGGGTAACCTTTTAATTCATCATTAAAAGCGAGTCATTAAATAAAACACACACACCCGGCTCAAGGTGTGGTGAGTTTCCGCATTCTATATTTTTGTTTATTTATAGAGGATGGTTATAGACTAACCGGATTAAATAATCCTCCTCTGTGGGGTCGCCCCGCCTAAGGCTGTTTCACGTGCGGTATGAAACAGCCCCGGTATCTTGGGACTAGTGTGAAAAGTTGTCCAACAACATTTCGTATGTTGGAAAACCTTTCACGAGGACACTCTGAGAAATCCCAGAGCCCTCACACAAAGCCATCAGGTCCGACCTGAAGGCCATAAAACTAGCTTCATCATGCAAGTGGAAAAATGCTTCCCACAAGATAGATGTAGTAGTACTCATCAATTGATCCAATTCAGTCACTGCTGAACTAGGAGACATCCATTGCAGAGCTTTATACAACGAATCTAATGCCAATGGGGCAACAAATTTATCCAAAGCTTCATGTTTTACAAAAGTTCTCTTTAGAAAAGAAATTTCCTTGTGATGCACAAACTTGGTTAAATCCGACCCTTTATCTGTAGCCGTGAAACCCATTCCATAATCGTCTTCAACAATCTTTTGATAAGTCAGATTATTAAATCTGTCGGCAACATCATCCTTTACTGCGGCAACAACATCGTCGCCATATGTAATAGGTAAAACATGTTCAAAGAAATCCAAATCAGGACACACCTTTATAAATCCGTATACAAGCATTAATAATCCCCTAAGAGAATTATCTTCAGCTGTACCGTATTTACCAGAAGGCTGATTTCCACATTTATAAAAGAGATCATTTAACATAGCTAATACTGGAAAAGCTAAGTCACTTAATATTCCTTTAAGTATATGGAGCGCAGCAGGAGAATATCCTAATTTTTCCGCTAATTTATATATAACTGTATTAGCCATATATGCAATGTCAGAAGGCATAGTTACATCATAATATCTGTAATCACCTTCCATCATATTCAAAGCAAAATCTATCAATTTATTATACAAATCATCAGCAGCAGAATGCATATCTATACCAACACCTGTACAAAATAGATCAGAAAACTGAACCATTAAAGTATATATAGGACCTAAATGCATACGAGCTATAATGAGATCTGGCAAGTCCATGGCATAAAACACACGTGTTTTCCCAACTTTGACTTTCTCCTTGTCTCTAGGCTCATCCTTTAAATGACATTGAAAAACAAAACCTTCTGAACTGTCACACATATACGATTCAATACGATCCGCAACGCGCTTCACTATTTCTGAAGTAGGTTCTCTTAACCAGTCATCATTCTCGTCACATAGCTGAAGATATTTATCTTTTTTTCCATCAAGACTATATCCAGCTCCAGTAGTAGGATTAATACGCCTAAAATAAAAATCTTCTTTAGCGCCATTAATAGCAGTACGCATATCAACCGGACTTAATGTATGAACTCCTTTTTTAAGGAGGCCATTGAAGACTCTATCAAAAACAACATCAATAGTTTTAGAACATATAACCGGATCTAAACTCTTAGACATAATACCTAACTGACGCGCAGCTAAGTTATATGGATTTATATATTCTCCATGAACTTTCTTTGGACCCATAACAGGTTTAACATATTCTATACTTGGTATAAAACCGTTAAAATGATTAAAAAATAATTCATCTAATCCATCAGCAATCGATGTCTTTTTAAGACGCGATTTGCCTTTAGCAAGTGTCATCTTCTGATTGTATCCTAAGTAAACAACTCCTGGCATTTCTTCATACCTAAACAAAGATTTTGCCGATGGAGAAACTAATTTATCAATATAATTGAATGATAATACTTCCACATAATGAGAGTTAGATTTAACTATATTTATAGCACGCGAGAGTGATTCGTATGAAACTTCCATAGCGAAACACTCATCTCTCTCTGCAGCAGCACAATGAATACCTACAAAACAAGATCCACCATTAATTTCTGCAAATACGGGTGTACCACACATACCTGCATAATGGGAAGAATATGTATATGTAAGAGGAGCAGAAAACCTGATCTTATCATTGTTCCAATTAGACGCAACAACTACACCTAGACTCTTAGAAAGACTAATTCTATCACCTCGAATCGAGGCTCTAGCTAATGCGTAATTAGCACCTGCTTTAGAAACGTGTTTCATAACATTTTTAAATCTATATCCGATCAATCTTACTAGAATCAAATCATCGGTAATATCTGCACATTTAGATAAATCCAAATTGATTTCCTGTAAAATCTTTTCATCAGAGACATCAAGTCCTCTGCAAATAGAGATTTTAAAAATATTAGGGTCATGTATAGCATGTTTATTTACAATTGCATAGTCTCCGCAAATTCCAAACAAGCGTGTTTGATTTCTCATCACTTTATCGCCTGATTTGTAATAAATTACAGCAGACAATACATTGCTTGCAAAAGCTGCATCTAACTTAGTACAATCCTCTGTAAACAATGCTCTGTGATTAACAACACGATGATTATTCCACCGCGGGTTAATTTTACTTGGTATACGTTCAATACTCCTACCATAACCATTATCATCTTCGAATTTTTCCATTTTAACGAACTCTTCGCTTCTATCGGAAAAAGAAGACGACTGTGTAATAACTTTCTTCCTATATTGCTTAATATAATAAACAAGAGGAATCAAAGCAATAGTACAAGCACTTGCAATCTTAGAACAAAAGACAATCTGATCAGCATATTTCAAAGCTTTCAGGGGGTTTATGAAATTCCCATTAAACAAATAATAATTAATCTTCACTTTTGCTCTCTTATATCGAGTATCAAGATCATCAACTATTCTAAATCTATAACATAAACGTTTTAATTTAGCTTCATGTGATCTAAAAAACAATACCACAAGAAAATTATAAAACAAAACATTATAAGGTAAAATACATAGAACA